GTGGGGCTATCCACGCTGGCATCCAGCACATCACCATGCGCGCCCAGGGTGTGGAACAGGTACGCGCCCACCGGGCCGGCGGTACTCAGGCCTTCAAACGCCAGCTGCACGCGGCGGCGCAGGTCGGTATCGGATTCGTATACCGCCGGCACCGGCGGCAAGGCGGTGGGGTTGGCCGGGGTGATCAGCAGGCGCTGCACGTTGAAGTTGGCGGCCAGGTGATCCAGGTCACTGCCCACGGCATAGGCCAAGGTGATGGCCTTGGCGGCATCGTTCACGCGGGCCCGCAGGATCAGCTCGCGGTAGGCGGCCACTTCCAGCAGCTTGTAGGCGGGGTCGGATTCCAACAGCGCACTGAAGTCCGGGTAGCGGGCGCGCAGGTCGGACAGCATGGCCGCGAAGATGGTTTCAAAATCCAGCGGCTCGACCACCGCCGGAAACGGCAGGCGGCTGAGATCAACAGCGGTGAAAGTTCCCGTCATGCCGCCATGTTCGGCGCTGGCACCGTGTGCGTGGAGCGTGGGCGGGTGTAAGGGTGAGGCTTACATGCGCGGATGCGGGTGCGCGGGCATGGCGTGCGCGAAAGTAAAAGGTAGGCGGCCGCCACGTGTAACAGCACCTGGCGACCGACGAACCCGCAAAACCAGCTTGCCAGCCCGCCTTCGAGCCCACCCGCTGCGTCGACACAGCACGGACAGGGTATATGGCCGGGCTGAAACCGCGCAAGTCTGGACAACTCTATGCAGAAACCCTTATTTCCATGGCCGGGCGGCAAGCGCCGGCTGGCAAAGCACATCCTGCCCATCCTTCACGCCACACCACACCGCACCTATGTGGAGCCGTTTGCAGGTGGCGCAGCCATTTTGTTCATGCGTGACCCAGCGCCGGTGGAGGTGATCAATGACCTACACGGCGAGCTGGTGCGTCTTTACCGCTGCGTGCAGCACCACTTGGAAGAGCTGTGCCGGCAGTTCAAGTGGGCGCTGGTCAGCCGTGAAATGTTCCGCTGGGCGCAGCTGCAACACGTTGACACGCTGACTGATATCCAGCGCGCAGCACGGTTCTTTTACCTGCAACGGCTGGCCTTTGGCGGCAAGGTTGCGGGGCAGTCTTACGGCACCTCTGCAACCTCCGCGCCGCGTATCAACCTGACTCGGCTGGAAGAGGATCTGAGCATGGCGCACCTACGCCTGTCGCGCGTGACTATCGAAAATCTTCCGTGGCAGGAAGTAGTGCGCCGCTACGACAAACCCGAAACGCTGTTCTTCCTTGACCCACCCTATTGGCAAACCGAAGGGTATGGCACCGAGTTCGGCATCGAACAGCACCAGCTGATTGCACAGATGATGGCCGCCATGCAGGGAAAGGCACTGCTCACCATCAACGACCACCCAGACATGCGCGCTATCTACGGCGCAATGTCATCCACACCACTGCAAACAAGCTACACCATAGGAGGCAGTCACAAGGCCAAAAAAGCCAACGAGCTGCTGTATCAGAATTGGCCGAAGGCCTGTTGAATTTGAACGCGCCCGGCGCTGGATAGCCGGGAGGTTGAAAACCGATCCAGTCGGCCCGCCTGATTCCCCTTGCGGGTGTTGTATTCGGCTGCCTCCCGGCGCAGAAACCTGCACCGGTGTTCCGGTAGCGTAAACGACAGGCACAAAAAAACCGCAGGGCTGTCGGGTGCGGTACCGCTGGATCGGAGTTTTCAAGCTCCTTGGACTAGACCCTACACAATTGCCCAAAGTTGCGCAATATGGCTATTCTTTATCCTCGGTCAAACATCAGGGGGATGGGATGGGAAAGGTTGCGATTCTGGCTGCGCTGGTAGCGAGCCTTGGCATTTCAGCCTGCGCGCAGCAGGAGGCAGCAACCGCGCCAGCAAGTGCCGAGATCGCGCCGGCACAAGCTGAAGCCATGCTCACCACGCAGGGCGTGCTGGACGGGTTCAAGGTGGCCGGATTGCCGGTGCAGAATCTGCACATCTACACCGCAGAGAATGATCCCAACGCGCTGCTGGGCAGACCTGGCCAATACACTGGCAAGGCGAATTGGAATGATGGCCGGCACCCCGCCGATGATCCCGATGGCGCGAACACGGTTGAGGTGTTTCCAGACGCTGACAGCATGGCCAAGCGGCGCGATTACATTATTCGCGTGACCGGCGATAGCCCGATGCTGCTGCAATACATCCACGCCCACAAGAACGCGCTTGTACGACTGGATAAGCAGATCACGCCGGATCAGGCGATGGAGTATCAGCGAGCGCTTGAAGCGCTGTGATGCGGCTTCTTGTGTGGCTGGTGTTCGCCTGTTTGCTGGCATGGACCTGCGGTGCCCACGCAGCCAACACCCCCTGTAGCGGCAAGAAAGGTGGCGTCTCGCACTGCGCGGGCGGAAAGCACGTCTGCAACGACGGCAGCATCAGCGGATCCAAGAAAGCCTGCACGCTGGACGATGCTGGACAGCAGCACTTTGCCCCGGCAAAGGCCACACAGACGCAGGGCGCATGCCCGTGCAGCAGTGGGCGCATCTGCACCGGCCCGCGTGGCGGACGGTATTGCCTGACGCCATCTGGCAACAAGAGCTACCAGCGAAAGTAGGTGGCAGCCACCCCATCCCTAGGGTGGCCCGTGCTGCTGGATAGCCTGGAGGCGCAGCACGTTGCCAGTGGGTGCAGATTGCCCGAAGTGAAACGCCAGTGGTATCGGGCAACGCCGCGTGACGCGGTAGGGGTTTCCCTACGGTGCCAGCATCTCCACCAGCACATCCTGAATCATGCGCACATCCGCCGCGCTGAAGCCAAGCAGCTGGCGCTGCGGATAGCGGATGCGTGGGCCTTGTTTGCTCACCAGGTCTGTACCGCCCTCTTGGTGCACGCGGGCGATGCGGCTGACACGCCCAATGAATTCCACGGCAGCTTCATTGGGGTTGAACTTGATGCGCAGGAACTTGGTGGTGCGCAGCTTGCCGAACATCGCCTGGTTGCGGATGCGGCCTTTCTTCGCACGGGCGCGGGGCTTGCGCGGCTCGTAGCCGCTGCCATCGGGGTTTTGTTGCTGCGCGATGCGCTGGGCCTGCGATTGGCGCAGGCGGCGGGCGATAGTGCGGGCGACGGTGCTGCGCTCTTTTGCTCCTAGTTTGGCCAGCAGCGGCGAAGCCCAGGTCTCCAGTTTTGTCAGGTCGTCTGTCATGTCACTGCGGTGGCACGTCCCACTCTGCAATCAATTCTCCGCCCAGGTACAGCTTCCAGTGCTGCGCTTGCAGGTTGGCTTCCAGCTGAGGCTCTGGGTAGTGCTCGATATCGTGGCCGGGGCCGGGGCTGCGCGGGTGTACGCCTACGCGCTCGGTGAGGGGCAGTTTGATGGACAAATCCACCGCATCGTTGGCCAGGATGTCGGCCTCAAAACCAATTGCGTTGCGGTTGTCGGGGTTGGCCAGCAGCTCGGACTGGTGTTCACGCAGCCAGATCAGCAGCGGCACCATGATGGCATCGGGGTGGCCTGCATAGTCGGTAAACACCAGGTTGAGGGTGTAGCCGTATTCGAACGAGAGGCCAGGCACGTACGTGGCGCGCAGGTGGCCTTCGTCGATGAAGACCATCAGGCGGTCCGGGTCACGCGCCAACTCTGGATTGGCGGCAGTGAGGAAGGCGCGCAGGCTGGCGGGTTTGTACATCAGGGCGTCTCGATGGCTTGCAGGCCGCGCACCCACGCTTGCAGTGCGCTCAGCTGTTGGGCGGCTTCGTGGCAGGTGGTGTAGTTGCCGGCAACGGTGCTGGCAACGGTAGAGAGCGCAACGCCGGTGGCGGGCGCATCAGGATGTCCGGCGGGTTGATCGATGGGCAGGTTTTGTGCGGCTGCGTTGTGCACGCGCACAAAGCCAATAGACACAGGACAAGCAGCGTCCGCAGCGGGAGTGACATAGGTGGGCACCTGTTGGATGAGGGTGTTTCCGCGTTCACGCACCATGCGCACACGGTCCACATAGTGGGTGATGACGCGCTCTGTGAGCTTGGCTTGTTTCAGCTCGGCTTGCAGGCGGTTGGCGCGGATTTCGGCGCTGGCAGCACGGGCTTCGGCGCTGGCAATACGGTGCTTGATCTGCGCGGCAACCAGCACCAGCGCAGCCACCGCCAGCAGCACCAGCAGCACGTTGATGGCGAGGCGGTTCACGCATCCCCCAGCACGGCGATAGCGCGCTTGGTGCGGGCCACGCGGTCGGGCAGGCCGTTGGGGGTGCGTTGGGTGCGGGCGGAGCCCAGGTTGACGCGCCGGCTCACGGACAAGATGTCGCCACTGTCGGCCAGTGCGTTCAGCCCGTTGGCCTGCCACCAGGTGGCGGCGATCACTGCGCCTTCCTCGATGCCGGCGGCAAGGTCTGGCATAGCCACCAGCGGCAGGCCGGTGAGCTGGGCCATGTTGCGGTAGTTGTCGCGCCCGGTGAGCTGGATGGGGCTGCGCCCACGGTAGCGCCAGCCATCGCCACTGGCCTCATTGCCGTTGCCCATGCGATTGGAATAGACGCGGTTGGCAATGCGCTCAGGCTGGCGGCGGTAGTCGGCGGCGGCCTGCGGGGTGAAGTGGTTGGGGAACACTTCGCAGAGGCGCTGGGCGTTGTAGTTCAGGTTTTCTTCCAGCCGGGTAAGGCTGGCGCTTTCATGCCCGATCTGGGCAAGGAAATGCGCGACGCGGCGGCGGGTGGTGATGCCGTTGCGGGTCATGGCACGCAACAGGTGCGGGCCCCAAGCGGTGGCCACAGGTAGCGGGCAACCGATGATGGTGGCCAGTTCTTCAGCGCTGAACACGGCGTTCTACCCCCGGCGGGTCGTTGAGTTTGGCGCGGATGTCGCCGATGGTGATCCAGCGCACCCATGGGCAGGGCACGTGCGTGGCCATATGCAAGGCCAGCGCGGTGCGCAGCACCATGCCCTGCCATTCCCCGGATGCGGGGAACACCACGCACACGCCGGCACTGGCAGCGATCATCACCAGCAAGGCGATACGAATGCCGAAGCGCATGGATGGCCGCAGGGCGGCCATGTCTGGCCAGCGATGCAGGGTGCGCAGCTGCACCCAAACCAGGCGCAGCACGTCCACCAGATTGCGGGCTGCCTGCTTGTCTAGCAGGGTGTCTTTGATCATTGCAAGCGCGGTGGCGAGGGCCACCAAATCGCCGCACCACGTCAACAGGTTGAGCATGTCAGTCTCCCTTCCAAGTACCACCAAAACCATCGCCTTGCCGGCGGCCACGGGGGGTGGCGCTGGCATCTAACCCATCGTCAATGCCGCCACCATTCCCCATATCGCCCGCATCACCCACCTGCCCGCCGATGGTGGTTTTCAGGCGGGTGTTGATGGCCACGCGCAATGCGGGCAGTGCGCTGTTGGCACAGAACGCCAACACCAATGCAAGCAGCGAATCAAACTTGTGGGCGGCAAAATCCAGAAACTCGGCCAGCAGCACCGCCAGCGCGGCAGACACCACTGTGTAAATGACCGCCAGTGCGAATAGGCGAACACGGCTGCCGCCGGGCGGCGAAAACAGCAGCCCCATGGCGGTACCTGCTAGCGCCATGAACAGCACGGCGGGGCCAATGCCGATGGTTTCCCAGAGGGTGCCCGCTGCGGTGCTGGCGGCGGCGGTGGTGGCCAGTGCCTGCGCGTGGGTGAGGGTGTGGGTAGCGGCGTCCTGCATGTCAGTCCCAGAGTTGGATAAGGGGGAGGTCTGGCACTGGCGGCGCGGCCAGTGCGGCATCGGGGATATCCACCGATAACCCATGGGGAAGCACTGCACCCAGATCAGCCACGCCGGGGTTGGCGGCCAGCGTGGCTTCCACAAGCGCCCCAGTGCGCCCGGTGTGACGCCACAGCACGCCATCCAGCGTGTCGTGCTGCTGGGCGATGACCTGCATCAGATCAACTCCGCAACGGTGTGCGACTGACCAAGGATGTCGCGCACCGCCCACTGTGCGTTGCGGCGCTGTTCGTCGATGCCCGGGGTGTTGTCGCGCTGGCGTTGGGTGGTGCCATCGGCATCAAAGTCGCGGTAGCGCTCGGTGAGGTCGGCTTTGGCGGTGCACTGCACGGCCCGCAGGTACAGATGCACCACGGCAGGCATGCCGCCCACCAAGCTCTCTGCACCGGCCTGCGCAAGGCTGGTATGGCCGGCGGCGAGCTGGTCTGCCTTGTAGCTGCGCAATTGCCCGTTGATGGCGATGATTGCGGCCACCAGTGCCGGCTGCAGGCGCTCATCGGTGATGGTGCCATCCAGCCGCATGGCATTGCGGGCCGCTGCCATACTGACAGCGGGGAACCAGCCATCATTGGCAATGCTGTCCGCCGGGGTGCTGGCGGGTGCTGCAGGGGCGGTGGCAACAAAGCCGCTCATGGGGATCCTTTCTCAGGTGTGGCGGTGGGGGGCGCAACACCAGAACGAGGGTCCGGGCGGTACGCCCCGCCGCCACGGCGCACGGGGGCGTTTGGGGTTCGGAGACCGGCAGGCGCAGCAAGGAGGGAACCGCACCCGCCAGCCTCCGAATGGGTCATGGTTTCAGCACACGCCGAAGGCGTTCGAGTTCTTTTTTCACGCCAATGCGCGGGTGCAGCTGCATGGCGCGTTGCAGGTGGTGTTCGGCTTGCTCCATGTCAAGCCGGCTTGGCGCGGCACTGTCCAGGTCT